TTGCCTTGCTTCAATGTCCTGCATATCTGGGTTGCGCGCCTCCATCTGCATTGCACCCAAGACGTTAAAACCTGCCGCCGCTAAATGGTCTTCATCATCCCATCCGTCAAGATACTTGAATAAGTGCCGTAAAGCCGAATCCATGAACGATGATACCGGAACGCCTTTTTGATAATTAAGTCGTGTATATTTTTTCGCCCCAAGCTCATAGTGTTTTGATATGCGGAGCATTGCCGCTGCCGGTAAGCTGAACATGTCACCCTTGCCCTCGGCCATATCCCGGTGTGCGCCACTTTCGAATATCCTTCTGCTTCCGCTGTCTTTCAATACTTCACTCATTCTGTAATCTCCTTTATTGTCATGTTATGTGTGATTGCCCACTCACGCTCGATCGCCACTCCTTTGCTCGGCTCTCCTGTGTTATATATCCACAGTGCGTCGCATCTTGAAAGCAATGCCAGGCACTGATTGATTCCTGTCTCGTATGAATACACATTGTAACAGAATCCGTATGCGATAATCGGGCTGATAAAATCATATTGCGGGTATGTCTCCACGCACTGTATTAACGTGCGTTCTGCCCGGATAAAATTTTCCTGTTTGCCCCCGAACGGTTGTGCAACATAGACGAGTGGTTTGCGGTTGTTCCGTGCCGCCTCCGCCTGCCTGTAAGCGTTTATAATCGCTTGCAGCGCAACAATTTTGCGCTTGAGCTTACTGATAAGTTTTGTATCATCGGTCATGATGTAGCCTCCATCTCCGCCCGTAGGCTGTCCTTGATGTAATAATCGCGGTGATATTCGATACACAACCGTTCAGCTTCGCGTCCGAACTCTTTCCGGTTTATATCTGACGGATGGTAATTCATTTTACCTATCTTTATACGGTCGTATGCGTCGCCGTAATCCGTAATCAGTTTAAATATTGCCTCCGGTTCAAGCACAGGTTCGCAGGATAACCATGTTTTTATACCTCGGTCATGCGCTTTTTGAAGCAGCAGAAGCCTTACAAATGGAGTTGTCGCATACGGCTCTGCTTTAATAGCCATTTCCGTGTTACACGATATTGTCACGCCGAACCAATCACCGCCGTCAAGCAGGTCAAAGTCACGCTCTGCGTCTCTGCCTTTAGTAAGTATCTGAACGTGATTGCCCGTTGCCTTTAATAGTTTGATTATCTCGCGCGTTGCCGAACTGTTATATCCCGCCGGGTACGGGTCACACGTGAAACACAGATGTATCATTTTATCGGTTATCTGCTCTTTGTCGAGTTGCAGCTTTACTGCCTCTATAATGCCTACACGCGGCTCGACGCAACCATGGAAGGCTATGCGGTTTTTATGCAATACGCTCGGAGCAAAGCAATAATAGCAGCGGTGCGGACAGCCTGTATAGATATTGATCGCATAATCGCCGTATTCTTTTGCTTTACCGGATGGTATATAAATCGGTTTCATATTGCCGCCTCCGATATGTCTTTTTTACACTTTACTCCGGATTTGGCTTTCTTAATGTACTGCTCAAACATGCAATCGTCGCACCTGTCGCATAAGTAATTACCGCGTTTTTTGATTAATTCGCATATTATGTTTGGCAGAGCGTCGTCAAGCAACAAATACATCGCCTGTTTTATTTGCGCTTTTGTATAGTTCATTTTTATTTATCCTCACTTTCAATTCTGATCGCTTTTGAGATATGCCATTATTACTTCCGATGCCTGTTCCCACCCGTAGCAGACGTTTACTTTATAACCCTGGCGCCTTAATTTATCGATCCAATCCAGTTGATTGTCTGACGGCTTGTTATCTCCGACTTTCATTTCGATATACAGCCCGTGCCACTTGAATCTCGCCACCGGCAGGCATATATCCGGTACGCCTGCCTTGACACCTTCTGCTTTGAGATGTGTTGCTGTAACAATGTCGCGCCGACCGCCGTTGGGGATATGATGCAGCAGAAAGAGTTCGGGGTATGCTTGATGGTTCCATTCCGCCCACTTAAATAACAATGACTGTTCAGCTGATTCTGAAAGCGTGAGCGCCTTAACTTTGTTCAGCTGTATGCTTTTTGGTATGGTTTTCATGGCACCTCCTGAATACTCAATTTCTTCACTTTAATTTATTTAATATCTCTTGTTTCCGCTTTTCTTTTTCCTCTGCGCTTATCTGGATGTATTCGGATTTAGGAATCGGTTCTGCTTGCATTATTGGTTCCACCAGCTGCTCAATTATTTTGTTGCGCTTTTCGTTAAGTGCCTGAGGTGTCGCTGGCTGTTCTGCTGCCGGTAACTCCATTCGCTTCGACATACCTGATATCATAATTTTCATATGTTCGGGTAAACTGTCATGGTATTCCTGCCTTTGCCGCATTGCCGGCAATTGCTTTAAAAACTGGCCGTGTAACACTGAATTAAATATCTCAAGTGACATCATTGCGTGCTCATACAGGGTTTTCGCCGTTCCACAATATTTTTGCAATATCGAAGGAAGTTTTTCAAAAGTTTCGTTTTCGCAGTAACCGCTGTTCTGAACCGCTTTTTTATAGATATTCCACAGCTCCTCGTCGGTAGGTTCGCCGTTTGCTGCGCTTATAAGATTTTTTAGTTCCGTGTTAATTGTTGCTATGTCGGGAGGATATCCGCTATGAGTTTTAATTAATGACTTTACCGCCAAGGCTACAAGTTCATACGGGGATTCAATAAAAGCGTCTTGCCACACAGATACAATGCCGGCATATTCATCCGGGGGAATCTTGCCATAAAACGCTGGATATGATGCCTTTAATATTGCCATGATTTTTATTGTATCGACTTTATTCATTTTTTGCCTCCTCCTCTTTCAACATTTGCAGAAACGGGTTGACATTATATTGCGGAGTATATGACTTTGCATTATTGGGTTCCGTTGCGTCCTTCTTAGCCCACGATCGGATAACCGCTAAGTGGTTCTTGTATTTGTCGCCTTTTGATGCTATGTATTCGCTTAACCGTTCTATCCGGATTTCCCAATCTGTAAATTCCGCTTGAAGCTTGGATAAATCGTCGTCGGTTAGTTTAACATTTTCGTAAGTACCGTATTTTGTTTTACGAGCGGGTGCGGTCTTGCCCTTAATATCTTTATCTTTATCAGTATCTTTATCTTTATCAGTATCTTTATCTTTATCAGTATCTTTATCGGCTTCTTTGGGTTCTTGAATTAACCGTTCGGTTATTATGGGTTCTTGAATTAACCGTTCGGTTATTATGGGTTCCTCTTTAATTTCTGTTTTAACTGGAGGCCTGCCGCCAGCCCTACCGTTGACCCTGTTCCGCTCACATTTGGTCTCATACTTTACATTATCCCTGTTAAGTTGCCCCTTGATAATTATAAAAGCTATCATTGCGCCCCCGTTAAGGGGAGGCGGTTCGCTACCGTTTACATATGTAAATACCGCCTTGATAAGTTCTCCCGCTTCGTCGTTTGATAATGCGTTGAATACATCAGCTAAATCTCCGTATAAAATAAACGATTTTTTATCAGACATTTATGCCTCCTAAAACGGGAGATCTAAATCTGAGTCAAATTCTTCAAATTGCGGCTGTTGCGGCTGTTGCTGCGGCGGATTACTCTGTTCGGCTGGTGCTTCTTCTGCTTTGCCCGTTTCTGACTTGTCAACGAAGCTCACTTCATCTGCGATAACTTCTACCGAATAGCGTTTCTGCCCTTGCTGATCAGTCCACGACCGTTGTTGGAGAGAACCCACAACACAGATGGATTTTCCTTTATTAAAGTATTTAGTAACAAACTCCGCCGTCTGTCGCCATGTAACGATATCGATAAAATCAGATGCATACTTACCGTCCGCGCCCTTAAACTTGCGCTGTATGCCTATTCTGAACGAGCATACCGACACACCCGTCTGCGTTTGCTTTAGCTCCGGATCCGCCACCATGTGACCGATTAATATAACCTTATTTAAACTTGCCATTATAAATAATTCCTCCCGATCCTGTTCATAAATTCGTCGTGTGAATGTGTCCGCTCATATTCCTTTTGGCATATCGCCTTTAATTTTTTATCGAGTGCTATGTTGAAATGTACTCCCGGCGGGTGCTGTCCGTCTCCGGTTCCTGTGTGACATTTGCGGCAAAGCGGCACTTTAAAACCGTTCTTCTCGCTTACATTCCGTTTCGGGCCAAAAAATATATGATGAGTTTCCAGCCATTGCGAAGATCCGCATATGTAACATTTGCCGTCGTTATCAGTTAACAGGCTTTTCATTCGGTTTCCTTTACAAATTCGCGTTTTTTAATAACCGGCGGCTTCTTACCATTCGTGACATATTCGACAGTTACTTCTCGCGTGTATTCGATTGTTGCTCCGCACCTTCCGCACTCAATTATATCTTCGTCCGCGCCGCACTCAAACGAATCAATATCATCATATCCGCAATACGGACATACTATTTTGTTTCCAAATGTTTCCTCGGCGGGTTTTACTATGACGTTAGATATACGAACACCAGCTGTATGCTTATTAGGATTAACCGCGCACGGTATATAACACCGACTGCCTATTTTAATGACTTCGTGAAGATTGACCTCTCCATTTATCGTGCCTATATACGGATAATCTTCCGGTTCAAATCCAAGATTACACCATTCTTTTATGTCGTAAAGTTTTGTTTGCATTTTAATGCCCCCATTCCTGCAATAGCAGGTTCTTTTCGTCTTCGGATATAAACTCTATACCCATTTCTGCCGCTTCGGATATTACACCGTCGAGCAACACCGAAAACTCTTGTGTGTTATACGTTGAGCTGCCGTAATATAATCGTATTTGAACGCCCGTTTGCCCTGCGGCTGTTACATTGCCAACAATCTCCGAGGTTGGATTTGCCTGCGTGAATTTTACTACCGCTTCCGGCTGTACCATCAAGTCAACGAATACACCGTACCGCTTGAGCATCTTGAAGTAAACTTCGTCTTTTGTCGTCCGAAGAACAGTTGCTATTCTCCCCAACATCAGCCAACACGCTGCATTGGCATTTAGACTTCGCTTGACGCGATATTTCTTTACCGTCACATCTATATCAACGTCTTTGAAATCGTCCCATACGCCCCTAAGGGCGGGCTTGTCCGCGGTTGTAAACGTGAGGGTTGCATCACGGTCAAGTCCTATGTCAACACGGTTGATTCTGCATTTCATGTCGTTGCTTTTTTAAAGAAGTCAAACTCCTTGCCCTGCTTATCTTCCTCAACGGGGGGTTCTGCTTCCGACGGTTTTGCCGGTTCTGTTGCCGCCGCTTTAATTGCGCGTTTTGCTTCTATTTCTGCGATAATCGCAGCTGCTTTTACATACGGAATATCTTCGAGCCGCGTGATAGAATTTGCGGTAAGAAGCTGGGTCATGTTGCTTCCTGTGTAGGTTTTGCGCAGATATGTTGCTTGCTCTGCTGACGCTTTTGAACCCATATCCATTTTAGGCTGATCTTTCTGAATCGGTTCTTCTTTTTGCTCTGCTTTTGGAGTAACTTCTGCGGCATCATCGAGCCATGCGCGGAGTTGCCGTCCAAGCTCGGGGGTGATTATTTCGCCATACTTATCAAGGAATGTCGTGTCCTTGCTTGCTGCCGCAACGTGACTTCGCGCTATGTCAAGGACAATATCAAATTCGTATTCGGTATCATCACGCTGTATCGGTGCAAGACCGAGTTTAACCGGTACCTGCTTGCCCTTATCGTTTACTTCAAGCGCATATGACATCTTCGACCGCATTGTGACTATCGTGTGACAGTTTACGGATAATATTGTGTTGACAAGCGAGTTTTGCTCTTTCCCGGCTTCGCCCCAAGCGGTGTAACTGTTTTTCCCGGCTTGCGCTGATATTTTGTCTTTGATTTCAAGCACACCGCCCTCGTTCGCCCATGCGTGAGAGAAACTGTCTACTATCACTACCCCGTCGGGCCCGACAAGTTCTGCACCTTCTGCTACATACTGCTTGTACTTCGCCGGAGAATAAGGTGGTGTCATTGATACGTGCCAAAACTCTCCCGTGCCAAGGTCAGGACGGTTTTCGTAAAACTTTGCGCGTTCATGTTCCGTATCAATAAGTGCGATTTTGTTCCAATCGCCGGTTAAACCGTAAGCGATATATAACGCGCCGAGCGTTTTGCCGCCTCCGGAAACGCCGGTTAGGGCAAGGCGGAGTTTTGCTTTTTGACGTACTGCTTTTGTAAACATACCCATTTATACTGCCTCTATTCCGGGGACTTCCCCATATTCTATTTTGCTTTCTGCAAGAAACTCAATGAGCTTTTCGAGTTGACTCTGTGTGCCTTTCACGCGGATATCAACTGTAATTAATTCTTCTGCTACAGCAGGAATAACGATATCAGGCGTTGCGGTTTTTTGCGGAATAACGGGCTGTGCTTCCTGCGCTTCCTCAACCTTTTCGAGTATCGCGGGCGCGGTATACGCCTCAACGGGGCGTTGTACCGGAGCCGGCGGTGTAATTACCTTTTCCGCTTCTCTCTCTGCGGCGGCGGTTTCAATTGCAAGGAGCCGGGAATTTTCCTTTATTGCCTCACCGAGATTTAACGTTTCGATGTATTTGCCGAGAACGGCTGTTTCGTGTTTGAGCGTCATTGATTTTATCGTGTCGAGATCACTTTGAACGCGCTCGAACGACGCCATGATTTCCTGCGTTACGTCCATCAATTTTGTACCGGCATTATCCCATTTGGGGTTGTATATCTTTTCAAGTGTCAACATACCGGACAAATCTTTTACGTTGTCTTTGTAAAAACGTTCGATCGCGGCGCGTTTTTCTTTTTTTAACCGCGTTTCAAATTCCTTAATCTTGCTGTCGATTTCGCCGGCAGGCTTACTTATCATGCCGGTAAGTTCTTTGAGTTTTGATTCAAACTTATCATAGGGTTCAAGGTATTGCTTCTTAATCCGGATGCGCTCCGCATTAATGCTGTCTGTGAGTTTATTGAGGTCTGCACGGTCTTTTTTAGCATCAGGTATGTCCGCATCCTCAATTATGAGGTTGCGATATTTTTCAAGTTTTGCGTCGAGTGCGGCGCGAAGTGCGTCATAGTTAAATTCGATCGGCTGCAATGCCGTTAAATCGGTGCTTAAAATCAGTTCCATTTTTAAATCTCTCCTTATAATTTTTAATTATCGTTAAAGTGTTCTTCTGCATCCACCGAGAGCAGACAATCGCTGCACCCGACAATCTCATTAGCCCAGTTTATATATAGCGTCGTACCTGCGTCGATTTCCTCCCCACATACAGGACAGCGGTGCGTCTTTGGTTGCTTGCCGCGCGGATAGCCTGTCCTTATAGCGGCGGTGATATCGGGGTGGTCGTTAATCTCCGGCATTTTGCGCCTCCGATTCGTCCACGTTTATCGGCGTACCCTTTTCGCGGTCCCAGTAAGCGTTGTAAATATGTATGTTTCCGTTCACCATGAAAAACTCTAAATATTGCACGTTGCCCGCATATTGGCGGTACACGTCGCGCATTAATCGCGCGAGCTCGAGCAGCTTTTGTTCGGTTTCAGCCTGTCCCATTTTATGCCTCCTTGACATTTACATTTAATTCTGCTACACTATCGTTAATTACTTTCCTATGCCGCCCGTGACGCTGTAACGTTGCGGGCTTTTGCTATGCCGGGTCATGATGCACCGCCGTTCATAATAGTTTCATCTGTGGCATTACGTCGCATACCCGTTTAGTCGCTATGCCGTAATTTGTTTCATCTGATTCAAAGCCTATGCAATTATGCCCCGTGTTGGTTGCCGCGATTGCTGATGTACCACTTCCGATAAACGGGTCAAGTGTTGTACCATTAGGCGGTGTGACTAAATTAATCAGATATTCAATCAGCTTTAATGGTTTAACGGTCGGGTGTGTGTTACCTTCGCCGCGCTCTTTCAAGTACCTGCAGCAGTATCGCGCTATCCGCGTAGGAGGCATCTTATTTTTTCGCATTAACGCCCACGGTGACAGTTCCGACATTGATATCGTATATTTAATGCCTGCTGCTTCATAACGCAGTTTCTCACGCCTCACAAAATATACCGTTTCGGGATGGTCTAATCCTGTATGGTTATGCACGATTTCAAACTTAACGCCCGACTTCTCGGCAATCCGCTTTATAACGCCACTATCCTTGCCGCCCGAATCCGCGAGATAATATCCGTCCGGCGAAAGTGATAATGCTATCGGCTCAAACATTTGCAACCGCTTTATTGCCACGGCTTCGCGGTCATATTCGTATACGCCATTGTCGCCGTATTTCAGCTCAATCAGCGACATTTTTCGCCTTCTTCGCTTTTCTGTATCGCACATTATATATCGCATGTACCGTCACGCCCAACCTATAGGCAATCAGTTTTACGGAATCGCCTGCTGCGGTCATCTCGTCGCGACGCACGGTTTCGCTTGCGGTCAGATGATAGTGTTTGCGGCGCTTCGGTGCCGGTGCCGGTGCCGCCTGCGCTATGGATTTAAGTCGCTCATACTCTTGGCGAAAAGCGACTGCTTCGTTATTCATATCCATTTACCCAACAGCAGCACAATTATCATGCCGACAAGCGTTACAAACAGCCATGCCATGGCTGAAATTGCCGCGGGTGTGATTTTTCGGCGTTGTAAAACAACATATTCATAGTTGAATACAAACACGTCTTGTTCGGCCGGCGTATTTATGCACACACCGGAATCGCCTGTTGTAGAATGAGACGAATGCGTTACGCGGAAAATGTCGCCAACACTGTAACGGTTATCGTCTGCTTTATCGGGTGTGATTTCTATCCATTCTCCGACTTGTGCGGTGCGGTTGAGTTTTTTTACCATTGCCATATTACCCTCCTAAAATTTAATATTGAATCTGCGCCCATATCCCCTTAAAAATAATTTATGTTTATGTCCGAAGTGATAAGGCTTACCGTCTACAGAATATTTTTTATTATCGGTAGCGAAGCACCCCATACAACAATGATTTCTGCTTTCGCATTCGGTGTTTTTACTTGGGTCGCACTTGTAAACTGTTGTTGATATATATTTCAAGGCTCACGCTCCCTCCCATTCTTGCCGCACAAATTCTTTAATAATTCGTCCTGCTCGTTTTTGCGCGTCGTCGTTTCCGTATACATATACCGAAAGCCATGCGGCAAGTTCTCTTGCTTGTTGATATGTAATCGGGTTGCTTGCTTCATCTTTGCCGCGGCGTTCTTCAAGCCGGTTTAAATAAGTCTTGAGATAATATGCTTTGCCGCACAGCGGAGAACAGATATTTACCGTGCGCCCGTTATAGCCTTTAGTAAACGATTTGCCGCATATATCGCATGTCATGGCTCACGTTCCGTTACAGGTTCGGCGGGCAGCAGATCGGAATCGTCGCACACAACAACTTTTAATTTGTTACCATTGGAGAAATTGAATACTATTCTGTAAAAAAGATGCGGTACGATTTTTAAATTACTGACGATTCTTAGGATAATACCCTCACTGTTCGGCGTAACCCCGCGGTCACGCATCCATTCTGTGTCTACCGCGATTACACGGTCACCAACGCTGCGCTTCATGGCGTTACCTCGATTATGCGGTCGATGGCGGCGAATTTTATAAGCCACGAGTGGGATGCCGTTCGCACTACGTTCTCGCGATTAATTATGCTTTTAACTTCGAGTACCTCGCCGTAAAGCCTATCCCATTTTGCTGTGTCTATGTAGAAATTGTAATGAGTGTCGAACGGCTTTAATATAAACTTGCTGCCCGCTTTTAACTCTTTGCCGCCAATCATTATCGGTTCGGGCTTCGGCGGTTCAGGTTTGCGGTGTTCGCCGGACGCAACGGCTTCAAACATTTTGTCCGTCCAGACGTACCATAAATTGTTTAAACGATATCCGTCTTCAATAACTTCGGTTATGGCAAGCACCATCCCCCTCCACAAAGCTTGCATTCCTGGTACGGCGGTGTATTCGCCATATTTTACATAACTTTTTAAATCAGATCTGATTCGCGGCTTATCTCCTACCTTGAATTTATTCATTAATTTACCCTCCTGTAATAGACCAATGTGTCGCCGCCGATGTTTTCGCCGAGCGTAAAATTCGGTACCGTTTCGTTATATCGCTCCCGGCTTACGACGAGTGAAGCGCCGCTGTCCTGTAATGCGATGGTCAGAATCTTTGACAGTTTTGCCATGCCGGAGTTGAGCTGCTCATTTTCGCGGCGGAGTGCTGCGATTACGTGTCGCTGACGGGAGATAAGCTCTGCCTGTATAGATGCTGTTAATTCGGGGTTATCCATTATAATTTATCTCGCTTCCGGTTACAGACTCAATCCCAGATTCGCTTATAATGATGCACTCATTGTCGCTTTCACTGTTTAGCAGATAGAGCATTCTGCCATTGTTGGGGTGTTTTGCGAATGCCATTATCACGCCTTCTGTACCGTTATTGGCTTGACCGCGTCGGTATCCCTTAAACGGGAAGCACTCGTTTGTTTTATGCTCGTTATAAAAATCGTTGTAATTGCCGTATACGTTTCCTGAGTGGACAATTATAGCTTTATCGCCTATTTTAAATTTTTCCATTATAGGTTATCTCCTTTCGCTCGCAGCGCACCGCTTAACTTTAGCGTGCTTCTGCCCGGTCAGCTTCTTCCACAGCAAGCTAAATGCGCTTGGCAGCTTGTTGCCGTACGGGTCACGTTCGCGTTTGTCGTAGTGCCGTCTGCCGCCCATTGTCATTTCGCGGCGGATCATGTTGCGTTTTATGGTTCGTGTCATGCTCATGTGTTTTTACCTTCCTTTATTAATGTAATTGGTGGTGTTTGCGTCCTGTGAAATATGCAGGACGGGCGGCAACCGTTGCAGTGGTCGCAATAGTCGGTCATGGGTTACGCCTCCGCTTCAAACGATATTTGCGTTCCGTGATATTCCCCGTTTAAATAATTGATAATTGTTTGTTCGCGCCTCTTGCTGTAAAACGGTTGCTTGTGATACCACTCTTTAAATTCTCGGCTTCTTTTAGAACTATTGCATTTGGAACATGCTGGGATTATATTGTCATGCGTATATGCGCCACCCTTTGATAGTGGTACGACATGATCCTGTGTTAACGGTACTTGAACGCCACAATAAGCGCAAACGTTGTTAAAGTGTTCTTTTGCCGTTTCCCATTGCTCTGCCGTGAAGTTCGCGGGTAGGTCTGCTTTATAGGCACGCCGTCTTTGCTTTGCTGCTATGCATTTGTCTGGGTTGGATTGTGACCATTGCTTTTTATGTTGCGCAATATGTTCTTTATTTAATTTTTGATATTCTTTGCCGTATGCGCGTTGATGCTCTTTGATTAATTCGTAATGTTCTTTGTTGCGTTGCGCGATATGCTCTTTATGGGTTTCGAGGTATTGCGCGATATGCTCTATGTTAACTCTGCGATGTTGCGCGATATGTTCTTTATTAGCTTCGCGCCATTGCTTATGTTGTTGCGCGATTTTGTCTTTATTTGTTTCTCGATATTCTTTGTTATGTTGCACGATTTTGTCTTTGTTAGCTTCACGGTATCGCTTGCAACACTCCTTGCAAGCGGGTTGCAATCCGTTTTTGCCGATTGTTTGTTTACTAAAATATTCTGTCGTCGCGGGTTTTTCAATTCTGCATTGAGTGCATACCTTTGTTTCGCCCAACCGTTTCCGCCTCCTTTACTTTCTTTTAGTTTTTAATTCCTTTTCAGCGAAATGCCTCGCTATGTCGATTGTGCGGTATAGTTTTGTGCCGCCGTAATGCGGAACGTTTTCGAGGCGCCGGTAAGCGGTGTCGCGTGACTTGCAGCCGAGGTAAGTCATGATGGCGGGCAGTTTTACTTTATCGGTGCCGAATGCGGCTTTCATTTCGAGGTTGTATTCGTCCGCTAATTGCTTGATGGTGCATGATTCGATGTATTCACGTGATAATGTTTTTGGCATATTATTTACCTCTTTTGTACTAAATTGTATTAATATGTTGCTTTCCCTTCATAAGCATGATATAATGCGCGGTGAAGGGAGGTGATATTGTGATTGACGGAGGGCAGTTATTGCATGAGTTAACCATGCTTTACCTGGAGAAAATCGACATCGGCAAACCTACGCCCGAAGAATTTTATCTTAAATACTGGGAAGTTTATATCAAAATCGGTCAGGTAAAGAGAGATGAGGTCGGCAAACGTATTGAAGAGCACGGCACAAGAACCGTTTAATTAATCTCGCTTCTGACTTCAAGTAAAATCTTGCTTATGCGGAGCACTTCTATTGCTTCAACATAGGTGAGATTTTTACTTTTTAACAGGTCAACTACTTCGCTGGGAACTGTGGCGAGAGCATCTACTTCTTCTTTAGTGAAGAAGAAATTCTCGTTAAACCGCATATCGGCTATTATTCTTGGCATGGGGTTACCTCCTTTAACTGCGGATAAGTTTTCATCAAATACCATTCAAGGTAACGCTTGCGCTGTTCAAAGTCCGGTACGGCAATCAATAAGCCTATATCAACTTTTTGCAGCGTCTCAAGGCGGTCTATCTGCGTCTGTGTGAGATACGGTCTGATACTGTCACACTTTTCAAGGTTGTGCGCCGCGCGAAACTGTTTCGCGGTCACACCGAGAATGAGACGGTTTAACATGTCGCATTCGTTCGAGAAGTGGTACGGGCGCGGTTCGTCATGGATAAGTTTGATATTCGCGGTTAAGAGCGGAAATTCGGTTCGTGCTGCGATAACGGTTTTGATAAAATGTTCCATCTCGTCAAATCGGTTTATGTAGGCTTCCTTAAAGGCGGCGGCTTTCTTACCGGTGTAACCCATTGCAAGAAAAACAAATCCGTTGCGTGTCATATTGACTACTGGTTGCTTTTTGTTCTGCTCGTCAAGGTAAGAGGACAATCCAAAATTGGATTGACGAAACTCTTCCGAACAGTCAAGTTCTTTAATGTTGCGCAACACGTGATAATGTTCTTTGCTAAATTCCTTTGCTACATACCGACTGTCTACCCTTGCTTTGTCGTGGTTGTCTATAAATAGTCCATGTTCGTCCGCTTGTATAAGTTCTTTCATTAATTTTTCCTTTCAAATTCCTTTAATATGGTATCTGCCATTTCGCATACCCGGTCTGCCGTGTCGCCCCGCTTCTTCCCGCTTATGTAGTTTGAAAAATCGCCTGCGTTAATTCGCTCACCGCGCTTGTTGATTTCGGCAATTAAATCGTTTGACTTTAAGCCGAGAGCAGCGAGCCGGGATTTTATAAGAAACCTCATTTTGCCTCCTTTAAAATTTGGATAACTTTCTAATTATTTTTTGTAAAATCTATTGCATTTTTACGAGTAGTGTGCTATTATAAGAGCACCACACCTTTATAATCTCACACGGCCTCGTTTGTTACGGGTCGCCTCCTTTTATATTCATATCTTCCAAGATTTTGGAACAGTACAGCTTTAAAAAATTGCTTACAAGCAAGTGCGCTATACCTATGCCGTTTTGCAATTTACTAACCGTATACTATTATATCCAAACGATTGGAGTTTGTCAAGCATAATCGTATAAAAAATTGGAATATAATATATTAGAGGCTTTTCCCGTTTTAAATGTCGAATTTGAAAAATAAACCAATAATTATATATAATATTGTATATAATAACTAAGGGAGTAACATTATGACATTCTCTGATAGACTTTTAGAACTCATTGCCGGCAAGCACATTACAAAAAACAAGTTGATGACAGACTTGAACTACAACAAAAGCTCCGTACTTAACTGGACGCAGCGCGGGAACATTCCGAGCGGCGACATATTGCAGACACTTGCTGATTATTTTAATGTGAGCGTTGACTATCTGCTGGGCGGTGACGACAATAAAAAAAGGCCCATTGCCGATAAGGGCAACAAGCCTAATGCTAATGATGATTTTTTGACGCGGAAAATTGTTGAATTGTTTGAAAAATTACAAACAGAAGAAGATCGGCAACTCGCAGTTACTTTAATCGAGCGCCTTTCAAACAAATCTGATAAAGTAAAAAAATAAGAACACGAACTTTCTTAAACGTACTAAGTTTCCTAACGTGTTTATGCACACTTTCGACCATGATATTCTCCCTCATATTCCGATTATATAGGATTGTCTGATTTAATTACCCTTATTATAGCGGAGAATAAGTATATAATCAAGATAATTTATAAACGAAAATAATAAATAAATTTGTCAAATTTACACATGGTAATTTTATAATACTTATAGTATAATTATCAAAATATATTAAATTTATAGGAGGATTTTACATGAAACGCATCATATCAATCTGCATTATCTTACTACTGTTCGCATTAACCTGCACCGCCTCCGCTGGATGGCAAGACATATCCGTCTGGTACGGCGCGACTATTACGGTCAACAATGAAGCTTTCACACCGACCGACGCTAACGGTAACGTTGTTGAGCCGTTCATTTATGAAGGTACTACATATCTGCCCGTGCGCGCTGTTTCCGAAGCTCTCGGCGCCGTTATTGCCTGGGACGGTGTAAACAATAAAGTTATCATCGACAAGTGGGATACCTCGCCGTCAATCGCTGCCAAAAGAGAATTAAATTATTATTTTCTTGCGCACAAAGCGTTTGACGAATTATATACAAGTTATAATATATTAAGTGATATTTATTATACCGTCGCCGACGGCGCTTCGATGGATTACATATTAAGCTCAAAAGATATTATCAGCAGTCAAAAAGAAAATTTGAAGGATTATTATGATAAACTTGACGATGATCTCATATTAATCAGCAACCTGAATTTTATTACCAGAACGACATACCAGGAAGCATATTATTATTCTAACAGTTATGAAACGCTGGCCAATTACTTGCTTGAGTATTCAGGCTATATCTCGGAGTTGATGATTAACAAAGACGCATATTATTCAAATCACGATAAAGCCTATGATGTTCTATCAACGTTCATAAAAGAATATCATGCAGCTAATGATGATCTGATAATAATGCTTAACTATTTAATATTGGGATAAGGACGAAACAGCCCACCGGTATAACGTCGATGGGTTTAATCATCAGTAAAGGAACATAAACTATGCCGTATAAAAAGGATATCGACGGTTATTACCGCCATCAAGAAACATACCAAGGCGTAAAAATAGATCTCACCGCAAAGTCAGAGCGTGATCTGACCGAGAAAGTCCGTAAGCGTAAAAACGAAATTGACAGCGGTGAGACTCTCAGCGGTAAAAACATCACGCTACGGACCTGGTGCGACGAATGGCTTGAGGCATACAAAAAGGGTAACATTTCCGAACCTTACTTCGATGCGGTAAAAAGTCACCTTGCAAAATATGTATACCCGGAGATCGGAACCGTACCGCTGAAAAACTTGCGGCCGATACATATACAAAAACTGCTCAAAACCTATGAAGGCATGAGTAAATCATCCGTGTCGAAAATACGCGGCGCACTTAGCGAAGCAATGAAGCAGGCAGTTATTGAAAAATATATTACTGTAAATCCGGTTACCGGTACGTCCGTGCCGCGAAAGACAACCTCCGGAACACACCGCGCCTTGACCGACGAGGAACGCGCTGTGCTGCTCCAGGTGTGCGAAACACATTATGCGGGTCTTTGGGCCAAGGTGCTGCTTTATACCGGGTTGCGCCCCCAGGAGACCGTTCCGCTCACATGGAAGAATATTGACATGGTGAAACGCTGTATTCATGTCAGACAAGCCCTGAAAGCTTCCGGTGAGGTAGGCAAGCCTAAATCTGCGTCGGGTGTGCGTGATGTTCCGATACCGGATATACTATATGCCGACCTGCAAAAAGTTGAGCGCGGCGCTGATGATGCGCTGGTGTTCACGACGCAACATATTAAGAATACCGATAATGGCGGTAATATGTTCGACCATAAGCGCATGAAAGTTCGCTGGAACAACATCAAACGTGAGATGAAAATATTGATGGGTATTGAACGTGACGGTAATAAATTAATAGAAGATAAAAATAATCCGTTCCTCCCGAAAAGCCTCCAGCTTTATTGTCTCCGTCACACGTATTGCACAGATCTGTTTCGCGCCGGCGTACCCATGAACACCGCAAAATATCTTATGGGTCATGCCGACATCACAATGGTTGACCGAATTTACGGTCACCACACAAACGATCAGTCAAGCGACGCTCTTGAAAAAATAAACAAAATGTATACTGAAACAGTGACTTCCGTAGGGACTAAAAAATAACGTACCGAGAATCGTAGTTAAATCAACTGCGATTTTCATGGTGGACTTTATACCTTTTAATCATGGTGTCCGGAGTTCGACTCTCCGATGGGTCACCAATAAAGAAGCACCGCGAAAAGTAGTTAAAACAACTACAATCCGCGGTGCTTATTATTTACCCTACATGTTCATACGCACGTAAAAGCAGTGTAAATACATTAAAAGTGCCCGATTTTAAACGGTATTAACTAACTCCCTTAAGGGACTAACAAAGGGAGTGGATTTACTTTTTCTTGAACACTACGTTATTAAGCTTTTGCGAATGAACATCTCCGCTATATGATTCCCCTCCGCGCCAGGGTGCGTCGCTGATTGTATCTTCTGCATATCCAGCGGCAAGATACAGCGCGTCTTTCTGCGCACGGGTGAGCAACATACCGTTGATGTACGTCATGACTTTAAGTTTCTTTGAATCGCTGACCGATTTCCCGTCTTTCATATCCGAAACAATATCATGCACACCCTCCAGATATTTTACGTAATATTCGAGTTTCACACCTTTCGCGACGGTTTTGAACAAAGTCATATATCCCGTCTCGCTCATAATAGTTTTTATCGCTATCATCTTATCGGCGCTCGGCAATTCAGATTTTACAATCGCGCTGTACTTCTGCATATCGGACACCGCCTTTTTACCCTCAAACGGTACGAGGTCTGATAAAGTACCGGCGATTTTATATGCCGTGTCGGTGTTCATCCCAGCAGTGGTAAATTTCTCGTAGGTCGTAGGTTCTACAGGCAGAGCAACACGGAAAGCAATATATTCATCAATAATCGTTTTTTGCTTATCGGTGAAGTTCTGACCGTCTACCCAATGTTGCCAATCTAATGCTTTTTCTCCGGCTTTCGCGTCGCTTATGTTAAGGTCTTTATACTTTATAATCGTGTCGAATATCCCCGCATCGGACAGATTTGCGTTTTTCAACTCGTCTATTATCTTTCTATCGGTGCTATTTTCATCCGTCAGCATTTTATAATACATTTCGACTTTCATACTTGCTGATATGGGAGCCGCTTGCAGTTTCTGACGTTGTAATGCCGCCTGCGACTCTTCGTCTGTTTTCTTTGTGGAAGCTAAATCGGTCAATACATTATAGGTTTTGCGGGAATCCGCGCCCATGCCAACAAGTGCGGCATAAGTTTCGGACGCGGATTTTGACAGGTTCTTGAAGCCACCCTCCACCCAGTCATTTGCAGTTGGAAGAGTGCTTTTGCCGAAGACGGTAGAACGCGCATAATTTAATACTTTTTCGCCGGTGCTGCCGCTATGTATCGGATATTGCAATATGTCGTTACCGGATGTATCCATCGTCCAACTGCCGGATTTATTGACTGATTTAATGCCCTCGTACACTTTTTTCACCTGCCCGCCGCCGACCGGGAACAATATATAATACAACGGATTTGACAGTTCTTTGCCAATCGTAAACGCTGCTTTATTTCCGGGTGTGGTGCCTTGAAGATAGCCTGCACCTGCGTTCCATATATTCACCGGATTCGGCAGTGCCGAACTTATCGGTATGCGTCCGCCGCCGATCAGACCGCCGACAAAAGGAAGCTGCTCGGTGATGTTTGTAGCAAGATTTGCACCCGCGTTTTTCAGCGGTTTCTGCTCGGTTTTAAGATCGTTTACGGATGGAAGCCGACCACCTTTGAGCAGCTGCGCTCCGAGTTCAAACGCATTCGGCAGTTTGTAACCTGTAACGTCGCCCACCGTGTCATTTGCCACGCCCATAACGTCGAGAGCCGGTCGGTCGCCGAGGAGCCACTCGAACAGATCGTTGAAAAGATACGCACCGACGAAGAACTTCATCAGAGCCATCGCAAGATACGCAACGCCTTTATCTTTTTGTTCTCTCGGCAGGTCCTTGAATAAATACGACAACTGATTATTTACTTCAAGTTGAAACGTTGTAAATAATTTAATTGCCGGATTCTTCGCACCGAACATCGTCGGTAAGTTTCCTTTTGACCGTCCTGCCATCACCGCCGCAGCAAAGCTGTCCGCTTCATCAAGCGCCACTTCATGTGACAGTCCTTTTGCAAGGTTGTCATAAAAGCGCCCCCGTACGATTGTGCTCGCCGCGAAGTTATCTATCCAAGACATGGGAGCGGACACCGCTTGTTTAAAACCTTGCATAATTGTTTTGACAAGCGGGTCAGAGCTGCGCCTGTTTACAAGGAAAGATGATGCGTCGCCTATACCGTCGTCTTGTATCATCGTTTTCAATGTAGCAAGCGAACCGTAAATCATGTTCTTGTTGCTGATCTGCGCTGCCGCCTGATGTATCGGGATGTATTGTGTTGCCCATGAACGCGGGTTCATTGCAACCATATTTCCCGCGGCTTGCCCTTCGATATCGCGCATGAGGTTATACATACCACGCCCCAATGCGTATTCGGTTTCGCGGTCGGCCCGTGCTTTTTTGCCCGCGAGTTGATTTGTGTATTCGTCAAGATCTACCACGAAATTTGACAGCGCGTGTTTTGTATCATTAAATAACGCCGAAACTGCTTCATGTTGCTGCTCAGCGTTTTTGGTGTCGTCGGCGCGGATTTTCTTTGCCTGGTCTTGCAGTTTCTCGTCTGACCCGGCTGTGCGTATATGCTCCGCCAATGCCCGTAGGCGCTGTATATCCGCAGTGTGGTGGATTATGTCCGACGCGCCTTCAATGTACCTGTCGAAGCCGCGGACGGCGTCATATTCGGTCTTGTCACCCGTGCGCTGCAACAGATTCCCGAACCACCGCTTTCCGGGCTTAAATTGATATGTCAAGCCGTTTATTGAGGTCGGCAGGGAATCAGGCGCGGCATTGATGCCGAATTTCATTGCCAACTTCCCCAACAACGTGTCCGGTTTATTTTCACTGAAATGCGGGAAATAACCTTTGCGAGAATCGACCGGGGGATAACCGTTATCAACCAATGTCTTGTTTATCGTTGCAAAAATCTCGTTATACATACCGCTCATGACGGCGGCTTTGCGGCGAACCTCGGTTAAATTTATATCTGGGTTGTTTGCGATAAAAGTGTTAAGTTCCGCTTCGTAATCGCTGCGCGTTTTACCGTAAGCGTCTTTCTGGTTAGGCTTTGACGCGGATACGTTATAATCATACTCTCCTACAAACTGCACCGCATAACGTTCCGTATTAAGGTTCTTGCCCTGTTCTTTCTTTGATATATTCAAGGCGCGGACTTTATCCCGGTAATCGATTTTATATTTATTCCGCGCCGCCTCGTTTATATCGATCGGACGGCGGTAACTTTGGTTAACATTTTCGGCGGTCGTTTTATTCGGCGCAATGTCGCGTATGTTTCTCTCAAGTGTTTCGCGCTGATACAAAATGCCGAGCTTTTTATCTTTCCATAAGGTTATGTCACCGACCGCCGTTGCTGCTTCCTTATAAAGAAGTGCCTTTCTGCGGCGGTTAATATCCGATATATATGCTTTCGCCGCATCGAGTTTTGCTTTTGACTTCGCGATCATGTCAGTATCACCGCTTCTCAGCGCCCGGTTATGTTCTTTTGTGAGAGATTTAACTTTATTCCATTGTTTCTGCATAGTCTCGGAGAAGGTACCGTTCTTGACGGATTCTGACACATTAACGTCGCGAATTTCAAGTTTTCTCAATATGCCATTACGAATGTCTTCGACTTTACTTGCATAGTGCAAAAGATCGGTTTCGCTCATGCTCGACGGGTCTGCACGCTGTGCGTAAACGGCGGCACGGTAATCCTGTTTTGCCTTATTATACGTGTCAAACTGTTTATTGATGGGGTCACCGGTTTTCAACAGCGCTTCAGCCTCGGTAAGCAATACTATTTTTGCGTGTTCCTCTGCAATCTGCGCCTGATCTGCGTCACTGAGTTTCGTTTTTGAATTTGCTTCCGCAACCAGCGAACGCAATATTTCAGAGGTATCTGCTTTTGTTTCTGCCTCTGTAGGCGTGTATACTTCACCGTCTGTGCCAGGTTCGGCAAAACTCCGCGCATTTTCAGCGGATATAATAACGTCAAGTTTCTGGCGTGTTTCCTGCGTAGCCGCTTCCGACTGTTTCACATATTTCGCGTCTATCCCGGCGACGATTGAACGTAGCCGTTCGGTGATGTCCTTTTTCGCGGCAACTTCTGCCTCTGCGGTGTCGGGAGTGACGCTGTAGCGTATGTCGGTGCTGGTTGTAGGTGATTTATTATCAACGGATTTTGCTTGGTTTTCGACAAACACAGCATAAACGTCACTGACAGCACTGTAATCCATGCCGACTTCGTCATGTACGTTTTTGAATATTACGCCGTCGTTTCCGTTGTCAGACGCTTCCTTTAATAGTTTATTGAACGAAACTTCGCGGTATTCTTTACCCTCATAATCGTGAATCAGTGGATTTTTTATGTCAAGGTACAACGGCATGACAATACCGTTTGCTTCGCTACTTTGATAGTGTTCGTATAAAGCGTTGCCGTATGCCGTTTTAGCTTTGTTAAACGCATCGTCTGCCGATTTCCGTTCTTCCGGCGTATTCGTTATCCGGGTAGACTTATTGTATGCTTTATCCATTTCTGCCCGTAATGCATCTATGCTTTGCGGTACAGCCATTTTCGCATAACCTTGAGCAACCTTTTTATCGTTTGTGAAGAATAAAGCTTTCTTTGCACTGGGAGCGTCAGTATTACGCCCCAACTGCCCTTTATCAAACACGGTAAATTGTTCGGCCGTGCCGTGATATACAACAACCATTTTACCATCAAGCTTTTCATCTTGCTTCGCATAACTGTCTTTGTAAAATTCCTTCTGCTTGCCGGTTAATATGTTACCCTCGGTATCGACTTTGCTGATGGAATAGCGTATGTCGGAATTGCCGCTATCAAAACGCTTCGATAACGGTATAACATTCCCGTTATCATCGTAGGTGACGGCGGGAGATAGCTTTGGAACGTACAAATAGTCGTTTTTAATCCACTTTGAAGGCGCATCACCAACCAACCGTACCCCGCTGTATGTGTCGAATGTAACGTTGAAATTACTATCCCAACGCAAATCTTTAATCCGCTCAACCGGTATTTCAATATGCATAACATTGCTTGTTGACTTTGCGGCTCCGGTTATTCCGGGATAACCCAGGTCAATGTCGGCTGGGTCAAGGAACAAGTAAACCGATTCATCTCTTAGATTTCCGTTCTTATACCCGATATAGCTAAGTGCTGAACCTTTTATTCCGCTTTTGTCAAAGTCTTCGCGCACGGCATCCGTAACATGATATGCATCAATATTATTTATGCCTTTGCTTTTCAAGTCTTTTACTATATCTCGATAGGTTTCAACTCGTGGACGGTTATCAGCATCCTCTGCCCCATACATGTCAACCATCTGTAAAAGATATGACAACGTATCCCCTTGAATTTTAGGCTTCTGAATTTGGCTGTTAACCTCTTTCGCTGCCTTATTTACCATCCTCTGCGCGGCTTTCGTGTCGCCGCGGGTTACCGCATCAAGGTATGCGGTGTCGTCGGCTTTAGATATGCTCATGCGAACACCCCCCGTTACATTATAAGCCAAAACGGGTTGCGATGCAATAGTTTTTTCTGTATTTCTCGTCTGTGCCAGCGCCTTGCTATACAGTTCTTTTGCCCGTAACAGATATTTTTCCTCGCTCGTCCCGGTCAGTTTCGTCACCATGCCCGACAACCATGTGTGAATCTTTTCACCCACTGTTCTATCGGTGCGTACCACTTCCATGACCGCCACTTCATCTGTGAACAGTTTCGATTCCGCATACTGTGATACAATTTCGCGGTCCGCATCGGCTTCGGTAAAATTTTGGTCTACCGCCTTATAAAGATTAACTGTATCGGTGCGCATTTGTGCAAGTGTCTGCGGGTCAAGTTTGCCTATAACGTATTCGCTCAACGCGGTATATGCTTTCGCGTTTTCGAGGTTATGTGTCAATTCATGCGCGATTATTTGTGGTGCCGCCTGTTTCGACGCGGCGTTAAGATATAATACACCATCCTTGGTAAAGCCGTTCTGCAATGTACCGCCGCTTGCCTCTTGCCTGTAATAGCGTATATCTAAGCCACCCGCGGTTGCAATTTTCGACGCTGTATTAACGGATTCCACATCGGCATTATAAATCGCACCGGTGCGTTCTGTTTCGGTTTTTGCCACATTATACCGGGTCAATGTTTCATCACCGGCGGCGTTACGTAAACCTGTTTGCAACTTATTGGCAATAGCGGTTACATCTGCGGCGTTGCGGTCTGCGAACGTCTGCGTCGTTGCCTGTGCTGTCTGCGGTGCGTTCTGCTTTACGTGCGGTAATTGCAAGGGGGCGTTTATCGTTGATTGTGGTGTGTCTGTGACGGTCTGCTGTGTGTTTGCGATCCGCGGCTGTGTATTCACGGATGGGAGTGTAAGGCCGGTTTTAATATCGGTTATAAGTTTACCCGAATCGAATACGCCACCCAGCGCACCGCCGAGTAAACCTTGATACGCAAGGTCTCCCGCGTTCAACTTTGCGGCAGGGTTATATGTAGTTTTCTGCATGGCGATATCTGCCACGCCCTGAACAACTTCCTCCGCGCCCTCGCCGAAAATAGACACCGCATAATCAGCCCATGCCTTTATGGTCGGGTTCGCTATCTTCGCCGTGAGGTCAACTCCGACTTTTTTCAGCAGAGAATCAATCGCGCCCTCACCTTTGCCGAGAACGCCGCCTATAAGCATTTCACCCACGGACTGGTTTAATCCGTTCAGATATGCATACGCCGATGCCTCTGCCGCTGTACCGCCTGCTTTCAAAGCCTGACGTTCGCCCGACGAATATCCCGCCGCGAACAGTAAAGCCGTGCCGGAACTGGGTATAATCATGTTTGTGACGGCGACGGGTATCATATATCCCGCGGACGACGCAAGGTCTGATAACGCTTTCGTAACGTCATTATCGGTTAAATCTGCGTACTTATCGGCAATCTTCGTAGAGTATGCATCAGATTTGTCCTGTACCGTGTTGCCGCTCAAATAATAATTCTGCCGCGCTTTCCGTGAGAGTGACAACGTTTCGCGGGCGTTGTTAATATATTTTGTCACAGGCGTTGTGGGTACTGCGGGCTTGACACTCCATGCCTCTGCGGCCGTCTGTGCTTTCGGATAGTTCACGCCCCGACCTCTAAGCGGCGCAACTACACTGTCAGCTACAGCCGCACCGAATTGTGCCGCACCCGCACCGGCTTGATTTATCGCCATGTCGCCGAGTGCAAGCGGATTATATTTATTTTTATAGTAGTCGATTTTTTGCAAGACGTTCATATCTGCGGCGGGATCAGTCTTTACCGTCGGGACAGCGGCGCGTGCTTTTACCGTCTCTGCCACTTTTTTTTGTATCGCCACCGCTACCGGGTTTTCCGGCAACCGAAGACTTGAAACGGTAGGAATGGGAGCTTTCGTTGCTGCCATCTGACCGGTTTTTTTCTGCGTCGCTATGGCAGCGGCATCTGCTGATGTGCGTGATATTGAA